GTTCCACGGGGAGAAGCCATAGGTATCTTTCCCCCCCCTCCCCAGGCACCCCATCCACCTCAAGCACGATGCTCTGCTCTGGTCTTCTTGGTGTGACAGCCGTGGCACAGGCCCTGTCCATTATCTAGGCTCCAGTTTCCCGCATAAGGATCTCGAGGGTCTAGTGGCTCCATGTGATCGGCTACCGTAGCCACACGGTTTCCGCACATCTGACAGATCGGATGACGAGCGAGCACAAGCGTTCGCCACCGCCGGTGTCGAGCGTCGTACCCCCGTTGTGCTGATGTGCCGCGCTCCCGAATGTCATCCTCAGATGTCCGCCGAGTGTGCTCGTCGCAGTACCGTTGTCGACTGACACGACGACACCCAGCGTAGCCACACGGCGTTTCGACTCTTCGTGGCATACGCTCATGGGGTCACAGGTGGCTGCGGCATGAACAACAGTCTAGCCCGTCGCTGGGCATGAACAACAGTCTAGCCCATGACTTACTCCTTCCGTTGCCTTCAATCTTTCACACTTGAGCCTTGTGGGTCAACCCGGGGGGCGTTGCCCCCACCCGCCCTAAACGCTCCGCCCCTTGTCTAACGAGACAGCCACTCACGCCGACGAGGCGCTTCCCGCTCTCCTGACAGCGATGCCCTCCGCCCTGGTGGGTTGGCGCTCACGTTCCAGTCCCACGTCGGCCATGAGTCAATGATATCCCCTAGCATGGCGTGAAGGGCTTCCTCACTCAGTCTCCTCCCTAGCGTGTCGAACCTGAGTGGATCATCCAGTGGCAACCCCATCACGGCTCTGGCCACTCGTCTAGCTCGTCGGGCAAGCCCTGTCTCTGGGAGAGGTCGCGGTACGAATTGAGGACTGGAATATCTCCCACCTTGCCGTGCCTGTTCTTCTCCACCTGAATAAAAGTTCGAGCGCACTGGTTGGCATCGTCTCGTTCGTAGGCATGGTGCGAGAGCAAGAGGACAATATCTGAACACTGCTCGATTATGGCTCCGCCCCACAATCCAGTCATGCGAGGACGGGTGCGGAACTCGGATGACGTGGTGCGATTGAATTGAGAGAGCACCAGACAGACGATGCCATTGTTCGCCGCATAGGTTCGTAGATCGGTCGTGACCTCACTGATCGCTCGCATGATGTCCTGCTCCGAGCCTACGCTCGTAAGCTGGAGGTAGTCGAGGATCACATAGGTCGCGCCTTTTTCCTCCACTGCCTGACGGATGAAGGCGACCACATCCTCATAGCGCCCACTGATCTCGTCTGGGAAGTAGAGCCCCGGCAACTCCTCCGACGACCTCTGGGCTTCAGTCCAGATCCTGTCATCGAACGAGCCACGCTCCAAGCCGACCACTGGCATCTTGCTGACGATTGAGAAGTACCTAGCCGCGATAGCTTCAGCCGACATCTCGAGTGAGCAGTAGGCCACGCTCTCGCCTGCCCGCAGAGCCGCGCAACAGAAGTTCAAGGCCGTGATGGTCTTGCCGTGGCCTGTCAGGCCAGCCAGGGTGATGAAGAAGCCACGACCGAAGCCAGCAGGGTTGATGAGCGCGTCGAGGGCCGGGAGGTGAGACGGCACCGAGTCAGGCTCCCGGCGCTGAAGGAGCGCGAACTCCTCTTGAAAGGCGAGCGAGTTGACGTTGATCATGGTAGCCTCACGAGGAACCCCGGCGTCTTGGGGCCGTGCCAACCGCAGAGTCGGTTGAACTCAAGGTACTCAAGAGCCTCCTCGTAGCTGTCGCACCACTCGTCCATGAGTTGCCGAAGGACCTTCTCCTTGTCGTACAAGATGATCGGCTCCATGCCGCACCGCTCCAGAACCCCGATGACACAATCGTCGTAGCCTGTCACCATCAAGGCATCATCAGCGCCCATGTCCCGTAGCCGATCCGTTAGTGCGCAGCCTCTCACGACATCACCTTCATCAGTGCGCTGCCCGTGATGACGTTGCGCTTCAGCGCACCGGGAACCTCGTGGGCCTCCTCCCACCGCTGGTCCCTGATGTATCGGAACAGGTGGACGCCGTGGAAGTCTGGCGTGAGCGACGCCACGTAACCTCTGAGCGCCTTCACTAGCTCCTCCTGTGTGATGACCTCGGGCACCGCCGCCCGCCACTCCTCGAACGCTTTCGCCTTCGGCCCACGTCGGTGAGTTTTCCAAACAACCAAAAACTCAGACGGATACACCCGTCGCTTGCGACGTGTTTGTTTTTTCTCTGTCTCTGTCTCTGTCTCTGGTGCATCATCTTGATATCGCGCTGATATCACGTTGATATCATCATCCGACGATATATCTATAAAACCCTGCACCGCTACCGCTTGGAGAAGCGGCCAAACTTCAGCAGCCGTCCGATGTAGCCGAAAGGCGATGTCTTCAATATCACCAGTGATGATGCCTTCGACGTGTTGCTCTGACGCGAGCAACCAACACTCCACCAATAGTTTTGCACACTCAGGTGGCAAGTCGTGCCATTGGCGGTCATCAAGTAATTCACGATAGAGCTTGATCCACGGAGGGCGGCGATCCTTGAAGTGCTGAAAGCGCGTGTAGTTCTTGATGGTGATCTTCATGGCGTCTCTCCTTCCGAAGGTATGAAACACGTCTCCATCAGCCGCCGCCCGATCCACTCCGCTACGTTCACGGTCACCGCGTTGCCCATCATCCGGTAGCGCGGACCGTCAGCGAGTGCCTTATGGTTGTCCTCGTTCGTGATGCCCTTAGCTGTCCACCCATCGGGGAAGCCTTGTAGGCGCTCGCACTCGACGGGTGTTAGTCTGCGGGGTGTGGGGCCTGACACCCCGACATACGCCGTCCCATGCGTCCCCATCGTCGGTGTAAGCTCGAAACCTGTCTTGGTCGTGTTGTTGCCGTTGAACGCAATCGCGGCACGACCCTCCACCCGCAGCGGGTGGTGTGTCCCGTCTTGGTGTGTCCCGTCTTGGTGTACGCTCTCTGATGTGAACGCTACGGGCTGGAGCGGAAACGCACCGGACGTGTCTAGGTCGTTTCTCCACCCGCGCTCGCCAGCAGCGCCACCGCCAAGGCTTCCGGCAACTTCTTCCCGCGCCTCTCTGCTCGGCGCAGGATGCCCGCGCAAGCCTTCGCCGAGAGCAAGTATTTCTGGTCTGGCGATTCCTCCAGAATGTCCGACAATGAACAGGCGTCTCCGTCGTTGCGCCACTCCGAAGTATTGAGAGTCAAGAGTAGCCCATGTGACGCCATACCCGAGTTCAACAAGGCTGGCAATGATGGTAAGGAAGTCACGGCCTCCGTTGCTGGACAGGAGCCCAGGTACATTCTCTCCGACAACCCACTCGGGGCGGCACTCAGCAATGATCCGGTGCATTTGCCACCAGAGTGCGCCACGGTCACCAGCCAAGCCGCCGCGCTTTCCTGCAACGCTGTAATCTTGGCACGGGAATCCGCCGCAAATAAGGTCAACTGGTCTGTGGATTGTATCGGCTCCACTAGCGTGTACCGCTTTATTAGGTTCGCCGTGAACTGGTTTCCCCCGCCCTCGTCCGCCGACAGTGTTGCACTCACCTTTGACATCATGCACATCCTCGTAATGGGAAACCTCCGGCCAATGCTTCCGCAGCACTGACCGCGCTTGCTTGTCGTACTCGACCGTCCAGGCGCACTTCATACCGGCACGCTCAAAGCCAAGATCAAAGCCGCCTACCCCGCTGAACAGGCTACCGACTCTCATATCTCTTCCACCTCCAACTCCATCCGCTGATTCTTGCGGTCCACGTGTTGCCTGACCGTCAGCGTCCCGATGCACTTGGGGCTATCCGAGGCGATGTATCCGCGAGCTTGCAGCCAGTCGAGCACCCACTTGAGACGCCCATAGGCGTTGTCCTGATCCATCATGCTCCACACGTACAGGTCGCAAGTGATGTCGCAACGCTCCAGCGTCTGGGCGGGCAGCTTGGGGTACAGCGCGGTGCTCGTCAGGTAGAACGTGTCCCTGTATCGCTTCTCCACGCGCCAGTGGCCCCAGCGTGCGTTGGCGCGGTTAGGCGGGAGGGGTAGGACCAGCCTCATGCGCCCTTCGCGTAGGCATCACCGCAGCACTCGCATAGGCGCATGATCTCTAGTAGCCCCCTTGTGCGCTTCATCTCAAAATTGCCCCATCCCGACACGTTCCTCTCTGAGATATTCCGCGCCCTCATCCGCCTCGACAGAACCGACAGAACTTGGTGGGTCGGAGGTTTTGTCGAGGTTGTCGGTACTCGCACCTGTGGCCGTGAATAAATCCACCCTGGACGACACAGCCGCTCCAAGGTTTATTACCGCCTGCCGATAATAGGATTGCTTTAGCTCGACACCCAAGAACCGTCGTCCTTCCTCTATCGCCACGTGGCCCTCTGATCCAATCCCAGCGAACGGAGACAGCACTAGATCATTTTCGTTCGTCCATAACCTGATGGCCCTGCGGATTACTTGAAGTTGTAGGGGACAGATATGGCGTTCGTCTTCGTGTTCCCGCGCGCTGCGGTATTGGAGCGTGTCCGATGGGTTGATATCGCTCCATACGGGAGAGGCGTAGCGTTGCCACACCTTTACCGGGAAAGTTTCGTTCGTGTTCGTGACGGGGTCTGGGTTAACTCCGGGCTTCCTCATCGTCACCAAGTAGTCCGCGATGCCCTGGCGGCTCATGCATGCATCTTTCTTGAGCTGCTTGTGGAGGAGTCCCAAAGCCTTTGTGCGCTGCATCGCCGTCACGGGATCTTTCCAAATGCAGACCTCCGAATGGTAGATGAACCCGTGGTCCTGGAACAACCGGATCAATTCGCCGCGGAAATCGCGGATACCGATCACGCCATCGCGCACCTTTGATGTCGGCAGGTTCATGCAATGAAACGAGACCAGCCTGCCGTCCTTCGTCACCCGGAATAGATCCCCGACCAGAAAGCCGAAATGTTCGCGGAACTCCTCAGACGAGCGACAGTTGCCCATGTCGCGGTCCGTCGCCGTGTATGTGTAGAGGCTCTCGAACGGCGGCGAGAAGATCGAATAATCCACTAATCCATCTGCCATGTCAGCGACAATTTCGCATGAATCTCCGAGGTGAAGCTTCCAACCATCGCCCTCTGATGAGTCGGTTACATAAGGCTGTTGATCTCTAGTCATTCCACTCACATTCTCCCGGCTTAAGTCCCTCATATGGGCCGTCATTTCTTCCGTCATCTTTGTGGCGGAGGCTTCTTTGCGCTTGATGTTAGCCACGACCGCGCCCTCCACGTCGGCGGTATAGATATGCACCTGTACTTCACGTTCCTGGCCGAAGCGCCAGCACCTGCGAACGGCCTGATAATATTGCTCCCAAGAGTCCGACAACCCCACAAACGCGACGTTCCGGCAATGCTGCCAGTTCATGCCGTGACCAGCAATCGACGGCTTGGTAACGAGCACCCGAAATGCGCCATCGGTAAAGCCCAAGAGCGTCGATTCTTTGTCCTCCGACGACATGGCACCACGCACCTCCACCGCGTCTGGGATCGCTTGCGTGAGCGCGTTGGATTCGTCATTGAGGTTGCACCATACGACCCACGGCTCTTCGGATGCGTTCACATCCAGGGCACACGCATCTACGCGGTCCCTTATCGTGGACCTACGAGCCCCTATGCGTTCCTGAAGGGTCTGAGCTTCCACCGGGAACAGAAAGCCGTCTTGGACTTGGCTGGCGCTGACGACGTGATCGTGATAAACCACCGGGGGTAGCACGAACGCATCATCCTCGTAACCGAGATCAGAAGGGTTCCTGAGCATCACGGCCCAAGAACAAAGCCATCTCCAGAACTCGTCTTGAGCATGTCCCTTAAGCCTCCAGTTTTGAGTAGAGCCTCCGTCGTGAACAAAAAACGTGCTCAACATCTCACTCATCGTGAGTACGCCCATGAACTCGGAGTGGTTGCCTAATTCCGTGAAGTCATTAGGGGCGGGGGTCGCCGTGCAGGCGAGCCGGAACGGAGTATCCGAGAACGAGGAGATCAGATGATTGCGAAACGCGCCGTCCTTGTGTTTGATGATGCTAGATTCGTCGAGTACGATTCCAGACCAAGCGCCCGGATCGAAGCGATCAAGCATCTCGTAATTCGTGATGTATGTTCGCTCGCCGGGGTCGCTTGGCTGCTCTCGGACATACTCAACGGGAACGTCAAACTTGGAACCCTCACGAACCGTTTGAGCGGCGACCGCCAACGGCGCGAGGATCAATACCGATCCAGGCACGTGCTCTGCCCATACAAGTTGCATCGGAGTTTTGCCCAGCCCGCAATCAGCGAAGATGGCAGCGCGCCCACGTCGTAGTGCCCACCGTGTGAGGTCGCTTTGGAACGGGAAGAGCTTGGGGTTGAGCACTCCGGGAACTTCGATGCCCGTGTCCGGGTCCACTGTGACCTTCCGCTTTAGGAAATCAGCGTAGTCCATCATCATTTCTGACCCTCCCATAATTGCTGGTACCACGGCGCACGATCCCTGATGGATTGCTTGGTGCGCCCGTACCTCTCGCGGAACTTCGACTCCGGCATCTCGTCGAATCGCTGATGGACTTCCGACGACAGCGGCACGATGTCTTTGTACGTGCCACCCGCGCCCCTGCTCTTGGTATGAGCGTTGTGGGAGCCCTCAGAGCAGAGCCCCGTCACCTCGCACGGCAGGGAGCGGATGAACTTGACACGCTGCAACGACCCGAAATGCCTAGCGAAGCGGGCTTCCGTTCGGTCGAGCTTCCGCTGGGCAGTCGGCTTCACCTCATCACCTCATAGACCTTAGTCTCCCTCGCGTGGCTCTTCGTGTCTTCCATCTGCCTGTACTCGCCCGTGGCTTGCAGTCGCCCCGCTCGCACAAGCCCCGAGACAACGCCGCCCCAAGCGTTCGAGTGGTGAGGCGTGACCCCGCGATCCGTGCAGATTCGACGGATGTCCTCACCAGTGACGTGCATCCCGCCTAAGCCGCGCACAACCCCGGCCACTGCCCCCGAGAATGCCTGCACCTCGACACGCTCAATGCCTTCATCGCGTAGGTGGCGACCCTTCTCGACATCGAACACGAGATGATGCGGCGATCCATGGTCATTGCTCATAGATGTTGAGCGTGGCACTTCAGTGACCCTAAAGAATTCGCCTTGATCGTCGCTCATACGGGCTCCTCCAATCGTGAGAGTGCGTTCAGGTGGGCGACGGAGGCCCTGTCCCATTCGAGGAGGCTCTTGAGGGCCCAGTACTCGGAGCGGGCCATGTCGCGCTCCACCAGCGCCTTGGCCGTCCTCTTGATGTGCTCGCCATAGCGAGGATCTGCCCTAGCCACGCGCTCCAGCTTGGCCTCAGAGAGGGGCTCCTTGCTATGGGCAACGCTGAACTCCGTCGCTAGACGCGAGAGCACGATATGGCGACCGTGTTCCAACTCGTAGGCCACCCCCTCGGCCCGCGCCTTGCGCTTCCCCACCTCCCGCAGTTGCTCCACCAGTTCATATGGGCCTTGGTCTGGTGGGAAGTTCGCGGCGATTAGTTCGCGAGCGGCGTCTGGGGTACGCACATCGCGCACCCCAGAACGCAGGAGGGCCTCTGTCCTGTCCGGCATCAGAAGGGAAGCGCGTCGTCGTCGTCGGGCTCCACCGCTGGCACCTTGAGCGCCACGATGCCCTGCTCCTCCGCCTCCGGTGCCGCAACCTCCAAGACCGCGAACACACGATAGCGGTTGCCGTTGGCTGGCTCCTGCCAACGCAGGAACGCCACGTGGAAGTGCTTGCCTTGCTGGACATCCGCCGCCGTGATGGTGCCCTGTAGTGTCGCGGACCCAAGCCCCACGTTGGCCCTCCCGCCTGCGCTGATGGCAACGATCTCGGTGCCCAGCTTGCCCATCAGGTTGTCCGAACAACTGGTCAGAGCCATCGAGATACTCTCGCCGTAGCCCTTCGGAGAGTCCCACAACTCCTTCACCTGACCCTCCACGTAGGCGTACTCATCCGCCCATTTAACGTAGGGCGCAGGCTCCATCGAAGCGTCGCCGCTGACCTCTTTAGTGCGGGCAACCGCGCCCGACGCTCTTAACTCATCTGTTCTGCTCATCTGTCAACTCCCTTTCAAAGTGATTGGTTCTTCGTACACTCGCTCGCGAGGTGTCTTGCGGTACGAGTTGGTGTCCTTCAGCCACTGTGAAATCGTAGCCGCCGACTCCAGTATGGGCAGAAGGCTTTCGGGGTTCTTGATAGGATGGAGCACGGCACCCTCTGGGCTCACGTGGACGATGCCGAGCCGCTCTGCGTACTCAGGGCCCCACGGGATGACTTTCGCCACCGACTTCCCATCACCAAGCGACCGCGCCTTCACCAGCGCCCACTCGGCTCGCTGATAGGCCACCTGCTGGATTGCCATGTCGGGAAAGACCCCGCTCTTCGATGTCTTGTAATCGAGAATCCAAGTCTGGCCCTCCCGGTCGATCTCCCACAGGTCGAGCGTCCCGGCGTAGCCGCTGCCCAGCGAGTCGTTGAACACTGTGATCTCGGTCCCGAGATGCTTCGAGTCGCGCAAGGCGAGGAAGTCCGCCGCCGCATCCGCACACGCCTGCTCGTCTTCAGTCAGGTCTTGCGGCATCGGGGCATCGCTCAATAGGGCCTCGAGCGTCTGGTGGACGGCTGTCCCCCGAGCCGCCGCATCGTCGCGCTGACTGTACGGTGACCCCTTTAAGAGCTTGATAGCATCGGTCTTGTTCAGCTTCGACCAGACCTCCCGATGCTCCCAGGCCCACTCGCTCGTGGCCTTGATGCCCCAGCCGATCAATGCAGGCTTCGGGATGCCGCCCCCCAACATACTGGTCACGCGACGGTAGAGCGTGCCGTCGATGGTGTAGCCCATCCTGTTCACCGAGTAGACGACTTCCCTGGCGTCCTTGGTCGCGGTGAAGAGCTTATGTAGTAGTGCCTCGCTGGTCATGGTTTCTCCTTTTGAAGGATGAACGTGTGGTGACCCCCTTAGTCGCCTTCGACGAAGGAGTGACTCGCCGGGAGCACGTTTCCGCATAGCTCCTCGACATAGGGGCCACCGACACGAGGGTGTCGATGTGTTGGAGATCGTGCTATGGCGGGAATGGAATCTTGAACTCCTGTGTCGAAGGTCAACGTAGGGAACCTAGCCCCAGCCCCCCCCGCAGTGCTAGCGGCCAGACGCCCCCCTTTGGGTTGTCCTTGCGTATGGGGCCATATGCCCCACATTCACTGGATGGACAATCACACCTTCATATTAGGAGTACCGGAATGCTGTTCCCATCGACAGGCACGTCCCACGACACGGCCAACACCAAGATCACCGAAGTCGTCAACAGAGACGGGCGCACCTTCACCGTCAGGATCATCCATGAGGGCGACAGGTACGGCCTCAACGATTGCCTGACGCACGACGAGTCCGAGCCGATGGTTGAGTTCTTCGACGCGACCTATATCGAAGGTTTCACCCCGCTGGGCCAGTTCATCAGCCGCTACTACCTCAAGACCCTAGCCAAAGATGACGGTGCGGACTACGGCATCAACTTGGACGGCGGCGTGGGTGTCTGGCACGTCTCAGCGCAGAACGTCGCAGACGCCATCGCCTTCGCCCACACCCTCAACCGGGAGGGGGCCTGAGCATGAAGAACAAGCACGTGATCCTGCTTCACGCTCGCATCAAGGAGTCGAAGCTGACAGACGCCCGCTTCGCCACAGAGGTGATGAGGGTACACCCACGCACCTTGAGGCGCTGGAAGGGCGCGTACACGCCCATACCGCCGCTCCAGCGGGCCTTCCTTGAGAACCCCCAGCCACTGACGTGGCCGAAGGAGACGCCATGACCATCCCCACCGGACACATCCTCGTGAAGGCGAGCAAAGGCAGGGCCACCCACAACGGCGACGGACGCTATCGCAAGTGCTGGAGGCTCTGGTCAGACGGCACGGTCGAGCGCACATCCTCGCGCTCGAAGTACCAGCAGCCGTTCACTGATGAACTGGTTCCTCAGAAGATCCGCGAGACGGCCCACGCGCATGGCGTGACGCTCCGGGGCTTCCGCGAGCGTGGCCCGCTGAGGAGGTCGCCATGAAACGCTGGCCGCTAATTGCCCTCGCGGGAGCGTGCGCTGTCATCGCGGTGAGCTACGGCGTCCGCTATGGCTGGCTCGCCGCTCACACTCACTGGGTGACGTTGAGGAGGTCGCCATGAACGGCCCCTACGGCCACGACGTGGAGTTCGTCCTGGTGGTGGGAGGTTGCTTCATGCTGTTCCTGATCGTGGGCTCGGTGATCGAGATCTATCTGGACGCGAGGAAGGGCAAGAGATAAGACTTGCCCCGAGGGGACATATGGCCCCATATTCCGTCTATGATTAACGACCTTCAATTAGGAGTTCACATGGCTAAAGTCACATTTGGAACCCCAAGAGAGGACGGCTCCTTCGGCAACGAAGCCCAAACCCAAGGCGGCACCACTACCAGCATCTTCTTGGACGGCGCGAAAACTGGGTACATCGAAAGGTACATGGCCTTCGGTTGGAAGCCCTTCACTTCGGCCTACATAGTCTGGTGGGGCTTAGTAGAGCCGAACGGCGAGTTTACCGCCACCACTTCGGAGAGGTGGTTTAACACCCACGGCTCTTCAGGTGATGTCTACCCCAGTGCTCGCTCCGCTCTCGCCGCCGCGAAACGGTATGCTCGCGAGACATTGATTCAAGGGAGATCTTAGGATGAGGCCACTCGGAGCGCGACAAGGGATGCTCCTTGAGGTGCTGGCCACTGGCGCCAACGAGCGGTGGGCGGTTCGCGACAATGTTCGCGAGGGCTACGTCGGGTTTGGGCCAGAGGCAGAAATGAAGATCGCCGCCTCTCTTGCCAAGCGCGGCTTGCTCGACACGGTTGTTGAACCAGCGTCCCTGACCTACGGAGTCTTCGTGATGAACGACGCAGGACGAGCGGTCGCCGCTACCAAGGCCACGGTGATGTCCTCCCTGGCACTCTGGCGTCCCGAACGGTTCGCGGCTTACCGCGCTTTGGTCCACGAAGTCGGAGCCCAGGCCGAGATGATCGCCAGAATTCTACCAGAGGAGGGGGCCTAAGATAACTGAGGGGGGTCCGAAAGGCCCCCCCTTTTTTTGCCCTCTAGTTACTGAGTAGCATTCCCAACGCCACGCCCACCGCGAGCACTGGCACCCCCACCTTCGCACCGTTCAGGAAGCGCACACTGAAGGGAGGCGTGAGGAGTCGCTCTAGCTCACTGATGCTCAACGCCTGTTGCTCTATCTCCGCACGTAGGCTCGCCTGGATGTCGTCGCCCAGGTGCATCAACTCAGTCATCGAAGCGTTCGCCTCGAACAGTGCGACGGTCTCGCGCTTCAGGATCGCGACCTGGGACTCCAGTGCGCTCACCTCCTTCTGGTGCTCGACCACAAGGGAGTCCACCAACTGAAGCGTCGAGGAATCAACCCGAACTCGAATGGAGTCTACCAGGGTGGTGGCACGGACGTTGGCCTCGCGGGCACGGTCGTTGGCCTCGTCGAGTTCGTGAGCCCACCTGATCGAGTCGAGTGTCAACGCCCTTCCCTGCTCATCGACCACGGAGCGCAAGCTATCCTCTCGCACCGCCATAGGCTCTCTAGCGTCGATCAGAACCGCAATGCTATCAGACGCCATGCCTAGAGCCTCGCGGGCCCTAGAAGCGCCATAGATGCTATAGATGCCATGCACGAATAGGAGCGCCATAAGGACCGCGACGACTGCCAGCCATCGGTATGAGATCATAGAGCCCCGGTTGTCCTGATCTTGTCGATGTCTTGATGTGTCACCTTACGAGGGGTACCCCACATGAGTAGAAGAGCAAGCGAGGCGGTAACCATTCCAATGACTAGATACTTCCTCACGCTCCATCTCCTCTCAGGACGCCAGTCGCGGTGAGGGGAGCCTCGAACTCCTCGGGCCATGCCCTGAGTTCAAGATGGGGAAGGTCGTGGAAGCTCTGGTCGTGGTGGTCTCCGTCCTGATCCCAATCGCCTCCCGACCGGATCACGATACCGCTAGTCGATGCGATGCCCTGGATGAAGCCCGCAAGAGAATAGAACTCCTCTCGGTTGTCCCATCTCACATGGGGTCGCTGGGGATACCAGGGCGCTAGATCGACCGCACGTGCTGGTTGCTTGTTGTGAAGCGAGTCGGGGTAATGGAGCGTCGTCTTGCCTGTCCTGAAATACTCTTCCTGTAGGTCACGCCCACGGTGGCCTTCTATGAGAGTGAAGTCCCTGGTTTTGATCGCCTCCTCGAGCACCTGTTTCAGTGCGGGGTGGAGCGTGTCGAGCACCTGAGTGGAGCGCCTACCAAAGCTAGGCATCGTCGCGCCTCGATCCTACATAGATGTTGTGGGCTTGCCCCAGGGCTATCGTCGCAGTCGCTATCGCAGTGAAGGCAGTCGCGTCATCGAGGTAAACGGACAGGCCAAACGCCACCGCACTGAGCGTGACGCTTATGACCATCCAACGAGAGGCGAACCATCGATTCATTTGTCTTTGAGGTGAGTTGTCTCCACTTCCAAGACAGTGATGCGATCACCCTGAGCATCTACCCTATCATCAAGGCGAGTGATGATACGCTCCATAGCATCTAGTGATTGGCGACATCCATTGAGGCCAGCTTTCACTCCACCGTAAGCGGCCCCTGCTGCACCGGGAATAGCTAGGAGGGAGAGTAGGGTGATGGTATCAGAGTCCACGGTTTCAATCACCTTCGTTCCAGGGAAGCTCGTCTCCACGCATCGTCTCGTGTGTGGGCGTGATCTGTTCAGCTATCTGAGCATCGAAGCTCGCTTGCATTCCCTCGATCTGTTCCTCGCCAAGCTGCTCCTCAGTCCAGCCTTGAACATCGCTTTCAGTGAGGTCAACAAACGGAATCCACGGATCACCCTCAGTCCATGTCACGGACGATGTGCCGATAGATGAGGCCGTGTGTGGTGGATCTTCACCATCTGTAGCTGAATACCGCCAATGGATCGTGTAAACGACCATAGTCACGTCATCGGGGGGCACCGGCCCTATCTCCACGTCGAGCGCGGAGAACGTCCAGGAATACGAGATACTCATGGTTATTCTTCCTCTGGTTTCTCAGGCTCGACAATCACATGGCCGTCATCATCGGTCCAATCGGTTTCCATTATGTGTGGATCGCAGCGTTCTGCCACGACCATCCAGCTTACGGTATCGTCTGAGTCAGTTTCCTCACATTCAATCGTGAGCGTGTTTCCCTCGACTGAACCTCTAACCGCATCCCACCCAGAGTCATTCTGTATCCAGCACTGAGGATCGCGGCACAGAAGCTCCCATGTGCCCTCAGTCATGCCAGCCGCATCATCCAAATCCACCTGTGCCCAGCCACCAGAGAGATCAGCGGTGCCCCTATAAACTAGATCAGCTTTCGGTCCCTCAATGAAGCTGTGAACTAGGTGGTGCGTGTCTTTCTTGTCTGGTAGCGGATGGTCGATCCTGAAGGAGCCAGAGCCTTTAGAAAACGCACCATTAACCGATACCGCACCACCAATTGCGATGGACATCCGAGTGCCACCACCGTTCTTAAAGTTGAGAGGTTTATCGGCGACTACTGTTAATTCGCCAGTATCACCATTGATGCCGTATCCAATAAACATTTTATTGGCGCTATCGCTCTCACTAAACTTTATAGTCGGTGCATTATCTGCGGCAGCTATTTCTAAATGCGCTGCTGGCGATAATGTCGTCCCTATGGCGAGGGCGCCGTTAGGGATGTTTACGTCCTGTGACGAGTCGAGGGTGAGGGCGATTGAACCACCAGCGGCGACATTCATCTTGTCGGTGTTGTGGTCGTAGTACAGCTTACCGCGACCGTTATCATCGCTATCACCGAAGTATATGCCACCAGCGGCAGATGTACCCGTCAGGATGGAAATTCCTCCAGAGGTAAGAGTTTCGATGACGAACTCGTCAGCGGCTGAGTTAGGAGATGCCCCAGAAGAATCCATGTAAATTTCGAGTCTACCAGCAGGGGTCGTAGTTCCTATCCCTATTTTATCATTGCCAGCATCGACAAAGAACATATTGGCTTCGCCGTTGGCTTCGATCCTGAAGTCATAATCGCCAGAGCCTTCATTGAATACCGTCGCACCATTTACCGTAAGCCCTGTCAGCGTTCCGAGACTGGTGATCGCTGACTGAGCCGCACCTGTGACCGTTGCCGCCGTGCCACTCGCGTTACCTGTGACGTTGCCCGTCAGCGGTCCTGCAAACCCCGTCGCAGTCAACACTCCCGTAGAAGCGTTGTAAGTGAGATTCGATGCGTCGGTCATTATTGCGAGACTGCCAGTAGCACTATCGAAGAACGCAGGGAAGGCTGTCGTATCTGACGAGTCTGCTACCGTGACCGTTGAGGCGAGCGTAGCAGTAGCAGCGTTTCCGCTACAAGCCGCAGCAGTCGAAACAGTTACAGCACCTCCTGCTGTCATGGTCGCATCACCTGAGAGTGCAAACTCTGCGGCGACATCACCCGAACTACCTATCCAGATCTTCGTATTCGCGAGCGGTGAACTTGTCGCGTCTATGTAAGCACCAGTTATAACGTCAGCCGTCCAGGTTCCAGCAGTTAAGGTCCCTACCCCAGTGATCGAAGTGGCAACCGCTGTGTTGAACCCTGCTATCGAGATATTTGCCTTGGTCAACTTCTTCTGAGCGTTGGCCGCATCAACAACCGCGAAGTAATCGCCATCACCATCGCTCGTACTCGTTGACAGTTCCGATAGATCTGTGTTCACCGTCACGTCACCAGTGGTGCCAGAGACATCAATCAACGTCCCTGCTACGACTGAAGTGACCTTCGCGTCTGTGTAGGATGTCGAAATGGAGGTGAAGCCAGAGGCAATACTCCCTGAAGCCAGGGCACCGACAGTGACTAAACTGGAGTCCCCGGTGTAGGCGGTGGCGCCTGAGAGGTTGAAGGCTGGTGTGCTGTCAGCTCCACCCAATGACAGTGAAACTCCCCCATACGCAACCGTGGAATTCGTCAACGACCCGTTCGCTATCGCAGATAGGGTGTTGGTCGAGCCCGAGATGCTCTTGTTCGTGAGCGTGTCGGTCGTGGCCTTGCCCACTAAGGTGTCCGTGCTCGTAGGTAAGGTGACCGTCCCTGTGTTCGATATTGAACTGATGACCGGAGTCGTGAGAGTCTTGTTGGTGAGGGTCTGCGATCCTGCTAGGGTCGCAACCGTCGAGTCTATCGCGAAGGTCACCGTAGTACTCGACGCGCTCGACGCGAGCCCCGTGCCACCAGCAAGCGTCAGCGACTCGGAGTCCAGGTCGATGTCGATGTTGCCAGAATCGGAAATAATGTCCAGATCCTGAGCCGTGACCTGTGCGTCTACATACGTGCGGATTGCGCCAGCCGTAGCGAGCAGGGTCGCGCTCGTCCCAAGTGAGCCGTTGTCGATTCCCGTGACCGTCGCGCCCGTAGCTAGGGCAAGGCTAGTGCTCCCACTGATGGTCGTGAACGAGGCGCCGCCGCCAGTAATGGTCGAGCTGCCGACATTGATTGTGCCGAAGTCGGTTGATATAGAACCAGCGTTGAGGGCCCCCACAGTTGTCAGATTGGCGGCAGTCGTAATCGCAGCCTGAGTTGCACCCGTGACCGTTGCGGCTGTACCGCTCACATCACCTGTAACGTCACCAGTTAGGTCACCATTAAAAGTTCCAGCCAGAACATTAGAGATCGCATTGTAGGTCAGTCCTGCATCACTCTTGGGAGCCAAGCTACCTGTCGCACTCTCAAACAAAGCTACCGAACAAGTGGAATCAGTGGTGGCTGCAACCGTGACTGTCGAAGCAAGCGTAGCTGTATCTGCGTTTCCTGTGACATCACCTACGAATGCGGTATCTGCTGTAATTGTGGCTCCGTCTATATTGGAACTACCAACGTCAATGTTTCCGAAGCCACTAGTGATGCTTCCAGAATTGAGGGCTCCCGTGGTGACGAGGGTTGAGTCACCCACATAAGCGGGAGTGAGTGTGCCAGCAGAATCGTCGTAGGTCCACGTTAAACCTCCGGCTGCACTGTCCTGGATCAGTTCTGCAACTCTGTCATCAATCGACTCGTCTACGGTGCGGAACACGTATTCTGAAGAACTCGCCTGGAAGAACAGACCCTCTCCATCCGTAGGTGGCCCTGCTTCTATGCTATAACCTCGCAGGGCTGTGGCGTCCCGCGAGTTCGTAATCTCGAGCGTCTGTTGAGTTGCATCGATCACCAGTGTGGTCGGGACGGCCATAGTTAGTTCCTCGTCACGCTAGGTGTGAACTCACAGGTGCCTTCGACCAAGCGCAGATTCGATCCTCCAGAATCAATCAACTCGAGATCCCAGACGCCGAAGCCTGGATCGATTGCAGCAGTCTCAACATCCGTGAGTGAGATGTTAATCGTCCCGGCTGTGCCGCCGAGCGTGATCCCTGATCCAGATGTCAGCGATGCTAGAGCTGTACTGTCCGACTGCTTCCTTCTGATGTCCATCGCAGCCGTGTAATTAGTTAGATCTTTCTTCGTGCCAGCCGCAACCGTGGTCACGTACCACGTCATCGTGACCCCGAACTCTGAGTATGTAGGAATCTCGAAGTGTACTGGTCCGGCAGTAGCCATCAGTCCCCCTTGGTTTCCGTTCCGTCCAACCGATCCAGCACGTCAGGGATGCAGCGCACGCTCCACGTCTGGAAGCGTCCGATCCCACGGTCCAGATGGTCGCGTAACGTGGCTGGTGCGCCTGCGGGCAGTTCCAGCTTAATGTCGCGCTCTATCGTATACATCCTAGGCACCCCGTTCGCCTGGACCCCTATGCCCATCCCCACCTTCTCGAACGCCTCGAGGATGTCGTTCAGGTTCCGCTGCTCACCGACCGATTCCACACTGGAGGTGATCAGGATTCTGTAGATTGTCTCGTACTCATGTTTGCTCAGTTTCATCGTCTCTTCCATGCGCCGGAGGGCTATAAGTCACGCTCTATATTACCACCGTTTATCCTCTTCCATCAAATGTCTCTATTCATCTTCCTGCTGATCGTAGATCACCGACACGGGTGGACCTGGGATGCCTCCTGCCGCCGCAGCGGGGTAGGGCGTAACCGTGATCGTTGAACGTCCCGTAGGTGGATCGCCCGCATCGAACGGATACTCCGTTGCTCCGTCTGATTGGTACAGATACGGCGTAGTCGAGGTGCCAGTGAAGGGAGTGACCGTGTAGGTGTAGGTCGCACCGACATCTGGATCGTGCTTGACCGTATAGCTGCCCATCCCACCACTGAAATACAACTCGAGAACGAGGAACCACTCCTCGCCTCCCTGATCCTCTGGTGAGAGGAAGAAGTTCTCGAGTTGAACCGTTGGGCTATCCGCATCGGTATACCGTGCGGGCACGGAAGCCGCCACCAGAGCCGCCTTGACTGTCATGGTGGGCACCGTGTAGGCGGCGGCATCGTACTCCTTGAGCGCGAGCCCTACGAGCCCGTCACGCTTCAACCCTACTGCCTCCACCCACATCGTCTGGTCTGTCCAGCTAGGCGTATCGTGAGTCACATTGACCACATCACCGACCGCCAACTTCAGCGCCTCGCGTTGGGCTACCACCGTGCAACCCATATCGGCCCGCCTCTCGAGGAACTGCTGGCTGGCGATCATCTCGGCCATGTACAGCGACTCGGTGAACGGAAGCTCAAGCCTCGCCTCGACGGCGTAGTCGTTGTCCTCGGTAAGATATGCGTTGCTCGCGCCCGCCTCGGGAATCGTGATCGGTCGCGGCGTATAGTTGAGATCGCTGTCCACATAGGTGCAGACCAGTGTATTAGGCGTCTCGTCGATGCCCGTCCTGACGAACGACCAGTCGCCCACAATGTTGGTGCGGTTCAACTCGAACGTCTCCGCAGATTGAGCTTTGCGGATGACGAGCTTGTACTTGCCGCCCTCCATGACGAGACGCCCGCAACAGGAGGAGAGTAGGCGCTCCAGATTCGACAGCGGCCCATCGTCAGGCATGAGGAAGCCATTGCACGTGAACCTGTCGTCGAGCGTCACCGTGCCGCTACTCAGGGTGATCGTCACGGGTTCGTCGCAGTAGGCGGCGGCGGTTGAGAAACTTGTGTCGTCTATTTGCGCGGCTGGGATGCCGAGCCCATACCTCGTCGAGGTCATGAAGTCTCGGATACAGTCCGCTGGGTTCTCACTGTACGCCGCCGCCGAGCCAAGGCTCTGGCAGTCGAGCACCTTATTCCCCTTAACCTTCAAGGTCACGTTCTCGACGCCATTCGTATAGATGTCTTCGTCGAAGTACAGCCACAGCACGATATAGGCGACGCCCACGCCCTCCGCATTTGTTCCCCATGCGGTACTGAACTCGTCGTTCAGCGCGTAGTCTACTAGCTGCGCGTCATCGCCGTCGTGGAGGAAATACTCCAGCCAGAAGTCGGTACCGTAGACGCCGCTCCCCACGTTACCGTTCCACGGGCTCTTGACCACTGAGTTGTCGAATGGCGTGGGATTACCAGTGCTAGAAGTCTGGGCGATGTTCACTCCGAAGACGGGGTTCTCTAGCGCCCTCGCTTCGTTGAAGTAGACATCCGTGACCGCCTCGATGCCGGACCCCGCTTCTGGTGCTATGGCGAACGCGCCCACCAGGGCGAGGACATTCACGTCGCTCCCCTGCCGTTCATCGACGATGCTCATGCCGACCTTCGCCTTCCCGTAGATGATGGGGAGCGATATCTCCGTGCCCGTAGTATTGCGTTGTATCCCCGCCTGCTTGCCCGCCACCCCATCGTTGAGGTTGTCGAGCTGCGACTTCAGGCTCCGGCCCGCGATGGCGCTTGTGATGAGGCCACCGATCATGGCGGCGGTGCCCCAACTCATCGTCGTCACCGCCGCCAGACCGCCCGTAAAATAGATGGCCGCAGTTATGGCCGCACCCTTGATAATGGTCTTGGCTACGTCGCTCATGGCCCGAACCTATAGACCCGTGCCCGCCGTCTCAGATCAGCCCTGCCGATCCAGTGCGGTCCCTGCACAGGATCGCTCGTCAGTAGCACCTCGCCATCCAGCGCGAGCGCGAGACGGGGCAGCTTGTTCGCCGTCCCCGGCCTGACGACCACATCGCCACCACGTAGGTCGCTGATGGGCTGAAGCGATGCGCCGCATCCCTCGAAGTATTTGCTGGCGCTCGAGCCCATCGTCTGCATCCATGCCCGAGCTTCCTCCCGCGATGCGTATGCGATGTTCATAAGCGGATGGCCGAAGACGACCTCCAGGCCCTGACGCAGCAACGTGCCGCAGTCGGTCTCTCCCCACGCCCATTGCATCCGACGCTGGCGCTCGCCCCAGAGCAGAAGCTCTCGCTGCCACTCCGGCACCCGCTCAATCTTCTGTGCCATAATACGGGCCGTGATAGCCCGAGGCCTGGTTGGCTCTTGCGCCTACACGGCCCCAGTAGATGGGCCTCCCTACCAGATCCGGCAGCGTCTGGAAGAAGATGTCGGGGTTGGTCGCGTCAAAGATTCCGCCCCGCTTCTGGAGTAGTCTCAGGCTCGGGACGTTCGTCCGTAGAAGGCGACGGAACAGATACCGCGCCAACTCGCTGACTATCGTGGTCGATACCGTCACCGTACCCCTAGTGCTCTCGTCGCTAGGCGTATGCGAGATCTCCCAGCTTGCGTTCATTAGGCCACCGAACGCCTCAATCGGGTCGGTGACGATAATCCCCGTGCTTGTGGTGATCTGACCCCAGTACAGAGTGCAGTCGCGCCCCCGTAGCTGGTAGTCGAGGATCTGCGTGATCAGCGCCGTATCGACGCCTGAGAGACTGAGACGCAGACTCTGACCGGACGGGTCTGCCGTCTCAGCGGGAGGATTGAACTCGATCACGCCGCCGATGCCTGTCCAATTTTGAGAATCCCAGGCGACATTCGATGGAGCGGTCGAATAGTAGAGCGTCGTGTTCGATGTTACGATCTTGATCAACCACACATCAGCATAGCCCTCCTTCGCGCTGATCGCCGTCTGCATCGCCGCAGTCAGGGTGCGCGACATCTTACGGGGCTTCCTTAAAGGTGACCTGTAGGCCACCGATAAACTCGTCCGGTCCTGCGGTGGCAGACGCATAGTCCAACACCACGGCAGTCAACGTGGCGTCCGCAATCGTTAGTAGCGCATCATCGG